TAGCATGATCTGAATCAAATGGTTTGCGCGTTAATCTTATCACTAATCCACCAGCATTTTTAACAGCATCAACCTCATTTGGAAATCTACAATCAGCAATAATTGCTAATGGTTGTTTTTCTTTTTGAATTTTTAATATGGTAGCATCGGCCCAAACATTTTGTTGCATTTTTCTAAAAATATCTGTACCAACAAACTGCATTACTTGTCTTGCGGTCAATTGTTCATTTTGCCAATAACAATTAACCAATTCATTTTTTTGTTCATCAGTACCATAGCACTGATCATAACTTAATCCTAAGATATTTATGCAAACATCTTTTTTAAGAGGATCAGCAAAATTATAAATAGTTGCTTTATTAAAATTATCTACTAATTCTAGATTATATTTTAAAACAGCAGTATTAAAACAGTCAGCAACCGCTTCTGAGCAAGTAGTTTTGCCAGATTGTTTTGTGCCAGCAAATGCTATAATCTTAGTCATAGTTTTTCCTTAATTTCTTTATTAATTTCATTACTCGTCATTTCAGCAATATCATTCTTACTTAAATAAATATGTTTAATATTATAAGTACGTGAACATTTTTGATCTATAACTTCTCGGCCCTTTTGTCCAGCATTATCAGAATCCATTATTACCACCAATGTCATAGCGCCAGAAGTATCTAAAATAGTTTTCTGACGATCTGTTAAACTAGATCCAAAAATTGCCACACTATTATGTATTCCATTTTCTTCTAATTTCCACACATTTCCAGGACTCTCAACTATAATTACTGTATTAGTATCTACTATATAATCTTTAGCAAACCATAAATTGTATAGTGATTCTTGTGTTTTAAATCCTGCACTATGTCTCCACTTAGAATATTTCCAGTTCTCGGTTTCGTTTGGACAAGAGTTATTTGGATCATGATATGACTTACATTGATCGCATTTTTCAAATATGCTACGACCAGTACAACCTATCATGTATTCATAATTATTATCATAAATAGGAACCACAGCCCTATTGAACATTTCTTTATTTGGTGATAAGCATTCACCAACATCATATTTATATAATATATCTTTATTAAAACCACGATCCTGAAAATATTTACTAGGTATATTCAGATGTTTCTTTACGCTTGATCGACTTAATTTATTAACAATATTTGATGTTTCATTAACTAATAACTTAGCATTTGATACAAATAAAGATTTCTCTTTTGTTGATTTAGATATTTTGATATCTTTCATATCAACATTAAGAAAGGTGGTAGCATAATCTAGTGCTTCTTTAAAAGAGCATACATCATCACCATTTTTTTGCCAGTGAAATTTATTATGAGATAATACACCCCTAATAAAACCAATGATAGAGCCCTTAAAGACTTCTTCACAATGGTGAGTTCTACATTTCCAGTTGCCTCTTTGATCAATTAAAGCTGATTTTTTCATTGGTTTCCGTTGTGTCAAATCCAGAGCCATCTAAATCAGAACCACCTTTCATAAGTTCAATACGGGTCTTTCCTTCACTAATCTTAGCACACCAACCCTTCATATGACAATTAATATAATCGTTTTCTTCTATACCAGCACCATGGCGACTAATAACTGGAATTAATTTACGATTACCGCCATTAGCACCATCTTCTGCTATTTCTTCATCACTCTTACGTTTAAAGATTGTGAAATTACTACATAACCAAATAATTCGATCAGAACCACTTGCTGTGTCTGTGCTCTCTTTTGTAATACCATCTCTATTTAATTGTACAAATGCGACGATTGGTATTTGGAATTTACAAGCAAAGTTATGTAAACTCGTCATCATAAATCCTAAAACCTGATATTCTTTCATATCCTGAGATATTCCAGCACTATCCATAAGTTTTAGATAGTCATAAAATACAACACAAGGCTTTGCTGTACCATCACTATTAAGACCAACCTCTTTCATAATCCATCGTCTCATTAATGCCAATTGTTCTTCAAATGGTTTGCCAGCAATGCTCTTATAATACAGTGGAGTATCCTTAAGATCTCCCACAGCTTTATTGACCTTATCTGCAATAACAATGGAGTCGTTAAACTTTCCGGTTTCAATTTTATTAATTTCTACCTCTGTCATCATTGCAATTAATCTATTAATATGATCCTCTTTTGTCATTTCTGTATCCATGTTCAAAACAGGAATTTTTAATTTATTTGCAATATGAAAACCCATATTATCGGCTAATAGAGTTTTACCGGTTTTTGGTCTGGCAGCGATAACATTAATAGTGCTCTTTCTTAATCCGCCACCAATAGCATTATCATATGCTGGAAAACCAGTCGATATACCAACCTGACTAATTGGATTCTCAATCAGATGATTAATATAATCCTGTAATCCATCAGAAATATGTGCTGGATTATTATCATTATCATTTAGTGATGAGCTAAAATTTAATACAGTATCTTCAGCGATACCAAGAATATTAGTAATGCTTTCTGAACCAGACACTTCTGATAGTTTATTTTGAGCAACTTCTAATTCTTTATGTAACTTTCGTGCAATTTCTAGTTTCTTAATTTTTGCGGCAAACTTTAATCCATTATCTTTGTTTGCTGGGAAATCAATAATTGCTTTTAAGTGTAAGGTTTCTTCTTTCTTATTTAAGATAGTATCCAAACCCAAATCTTTTGCCACAGAATATACCGAGGCAATATCTATAGAGTTGGTCTGGCTAGTTTCACAAATTTTCTTAACACACTGATAGATATATTTATTACTATCAATAGTAAAAGAGTTTTCACTTAAAAGATCAGAAATCTCTAGGTAAGCACTATCACCATGTTTAAATAATATGGATAATACTGCTCTCTCAGCCGAAGGATCAGATAATATCATTTCACCCTGCACTCGATGAACACTTGTTACACTTATATCTATCTACGGAATCATGAATGAGAACCGGATTCACTTCTTCTTTTTTACCACAAGACCTACAAACCACCGAAACAGGAGTAAATGATCTATTTCTTGGTGTTGGTGGGAATTTTCTTACCGCCCTATCAAATTCAACGTCTTCCTTGTGTAGATTTCTATCTGACATGGTATCAAATAAATTAGTACCATCATGATCATTAACAGTTTTATTCTTGCGTTTGGGAACTGTTTTAATCTTTTTTGCTGGTGTTTTTGGCTTTGGAGTCTCATCATTAGTAAGGCCCTTTTGTAGAATAGCAATTAATGCTTTAATATCATCATTATCAAGACCCATGCTTCACCTTTGTTTTTTGTACAGAAAGAATAATATCTGATAAATTTTTTACACTATTAGCCAAATAAGACAATCTATCCATTCTTTGTTTAGCATACTTTTTAATTTTATTTAATGCTGTTGCTTTCTCATTATGTTTAATAGCTTGTAAGGACTTCTCTACAAACCCATAACCCTTATAATTATTAATCTCATCAGCAATAACTTCTTTGGTGGTTTCTTCTGACCAGTTATGTCTGGCTATTTCTCTATTCAAAGTTCTTTGTAGAAAAAACGCATATTGTGCTAATCTATAGGATATTTGGGCGCAATCCTCTGGAGTTAATTTCTCAATAGCATCCCTAGACATTGTAAAATACTGATTTAATTCATCTTCATTAAATCCATGTATATTAGTATATTTACCAAGACCAATAGTATTTTCATACTCATCTAATATCTTATCCCATTCATCAACTTGTTCTTTAGTTGTTTTATTCATTTGTAATCCGGTTTTCCCACTCGTCTGATTTGTCATAGGGTAATTCGATGTGGCAGATTCCATTTATTTCGCACCATTCCTTTTTATCTTTATCTCTTTTTTGTCCTTTTAAAAATGCCAATTTAGTATTGTGGAAATGTGGACTAAATTTATAATGTTGTTCGCCATGAACCTCAATACATTTTTTAATTAGTGGTAAATAAAAATCTAAATATAGGGTTTCAGATTTTCTAGGATTGATTGGTACTTCTTCTAGAATTTGCATTGTGGGATACAACCGCTTAATAAGCGCTCTTGCTTGAATATGATAACTTGATTTATTCTCAGAGCCTTTGGCTATATTTCCAGTTAAATGCCAATTACTAGTATTGCCATCCAAATCCCTAACATTCATTTGATACCCATTGTATTTTTAACTTCCACATATAAATCATCATAAACCTTTGGATTCTCAATAAGAAACTGCCTAACTTTTTCTGTTCCTTGGTATTTCTTTTCATCGTTCATAAAAGATAAGGTATACCATGCACCACCCTTATTAATTAACCCAAGATCAACACTTAGATTAATTAATTCCATTTGCTTATCAATACCTTGACCATAACGAATGTAACTTGTAATATTACCGCCAGGAGGACCAAGAGCAGAACACAATGTTTGCCATTCTACCTCTTGACCAATTTGAGTGTTATCAGCACTTAATAACCATGGTTTAAAAGTTTTGGCTCTAATCTTTACGTCTGTTTGATAAGCAATAGCCTGACCACTCTTCTCTTTAAACTCTGCACCATATCCAGTTGGATTACCCATTAAGTGAGTAATACCAATCACAATATTTTTATTAACTGGAATAACATTAGCAACCTTACGACAAAATTTAGCTAATAGTTTAGCGCCGTCTGCTCTTTGCATCTTATCCATATCGCTTGTGATTTCTGCTTCTGTACATAATGCAGAATAGGAGTCGATGATAAGAACAGAACCCGGATCCTCATTAATAATTCTCTCAGCAATTTGTAAATATTCTTCGGCATGAAGAATTTTGCCAGTTTGAGAACCAATAATTTGAAATCTATCCAGATTAATTCCTGGTATTCCTTCTAAATCTCTCTTTTTCAATCGACCTTCAATGTTTAGATAGTACACTGTTCGTGGAGAGCCGGTGGAACTATATTCTTCTCTTTGTGCTG